AAGAACGCCGGGGTGTGTGCCCGACCGCACTCATCCTCTGTACGCAATAATGCAGGAAATGAAGTCGCTATCTCCGGACAAGCGCAAGGCTTTGATCATTAGCCTTTCCAAGATCACGTCGTGTATTACTCCCTTGTACGCATTTTACTACACTGGAGTTAACGCCGCTCTTTCTGTGGAGATCCCAACCTCACAGAACGTTCACTTAACGAAACAGGTTTTTGAAAAATTGCCCCTCGGGGCTAAACTCAAATATTTACTTGGGGGTCAGTACCAGCCCCAATCTAGCTTTGATCTACCAGGACTATCCAAACTCAAGTCCCATTTAGCTCAGAATATGACTGATACTGCTCTATCCAAGATAGAAGGCATCGTTGCCCTATTTGGCGCTCTTAGTAGTGTCTCAGACGCAACCGGATTTCTTTCTGTGCTTGTCATTTACGCAAAGACGCACAAACAACAATCCCTCATCAACCAATTGTCTTCGATCGTACAGTCGCTCTTCAACGACTATGGCCCGCAATCTTCTGGCGACAAACCAGATTGGCTTAAAAAAATGAAGCGTGCATTATATGACTGGAAACTCATCATCAACAATCCAGGCTTTGCACACATCTCCCGTGTACTTTCACTCCTTGTCACTTTAGGAGTTATCGATGACGTCTCAATTAATCTAGGACGTTTCGAAATTTTCGCGGTAGAAGCTCAGAAAGGTCATGTAAACGCAATTGATCTTACTGATGCAATCATCGACACAGTGTGTTTTTTCGCCGAAGGCGGTTACACATGCTTTGTAACAGGGTCTATAGCTCCCTTACTCTTTTCAACTCCAAAACTAGTGGAGATGGAAGAGTTGTACTTGAAAGCTATGTCCGACTGGGAACATGCCCGCAATGGCAACCTCGGTAGGTTTTCTGATACTACGGAACAAAAATTCGACTATGACATCAAAAGTCTAATTGAAGAGTTCCATGATCTATATAAGACCACACCCGCAGGTACAGAGAAAAAGATCATCTTGCAAAGATGGGAACAACTCTCGAAAGTCTACACCGAATTTACTTCCACACGCATTGCTGGTGGCTTACGAAAGTCACCATTCTGCGTAAAAATTTACGGTGATTCAGGAGTAGGTAAATCAACCTTCGCTGACATTACTATGTCAACAAGCCTGAAATCAATCGGGGCCGAATGTGGTCCTGATTTCATCTGTACTCTAAATGAAACAGACAAATATATGTCAAACTACCGTTCATACATTACAGGTGTTAAACTAGATGACCTTGGAAACGCAAAAAAGGAATTCTGGGAAATGGCTCCATCGGAGTCAATCATTAAACTCGTCAATAACGTAAAGGAATATGCCGTCATGGCTGACCTTGCTAATAAGGGTAAGATATCAATCGAACCCAATGCGGTGACGATTACGTCCAATGTGGAAGAACTCCACGCTGGTCTTTCGTCGTATAATGCGATGTCGGTTCTTCGCCGATGTCATGTTCATGTTGAACTCAAGGTACGTCCTGAATTCTTAACCAATAATTTGCTAGATACTGCTAAAGTTCTAGACAAATTCGGTACCATGGATAAGCTTAACGACATTTGGTTGGTCACAATGAAAACTCCTGTTGGAGATGGACCCCGTGGCCAATCATTCTCTCATTATGATATCATTCACAAAGACATTTCTATTACAGAATATGTTAATATCATTGCTGATCTATCCAAAAAGCATAATAATGAGCAAGAGAAGGTAGTTGTAGCATTTACAGACCCGTCCAACATTGTGAATCTCTGCAAAGAGTGCAACAAGTGTGTGGAGACTTGTACATGTACACCCTCAGTGGCAGCTACTGTGGAATCTGACTCCGAATCAGATGAAGACGGGGACTTCGGACCCCAATTCGGAGAACGCCTCGCAGGACATATTGTCCGCAGAGGAAATTCGTATGGACACAAAATCCGTTCTAAACGTTGCGTGTTGGAGACTAAAGTCGAAGATCTCGCAATAGACGGACTTTTGAAGGGAATAGAAGCATTCGAGAATTCACTATATTCTTCGTGGACTTCTTATATCCCTGAGCAATGGATGGACAATAATTTCATTAAATCCAATATATTGGCCTATGGTCATGATGTCATTGGACAGGACGTGTCTAGATATATCAAAAGGATGTGTATCACGAATAGTGCAGTTAGTCTAGGAATATACAAACTCCTGGGAGCTAAACTTGCCCTACTATATGCCGGTGTAAGTGGAATTTACCACATGACCACATTAGGAGCAGTAGTAGAAACAAAGAAAACTGCGTACTTCGATAGGCTAGTCGAAGCGCGCGGCACATTACCGGAGCTTTTCCAAAAAATCCGGGACAAACATGTGAAATATGCTGTAGCAACATTTGCAGCGCTTGGAGCGCTGTATGGTGCAGCCAAAACTTTCAAAGCCATCAAAGCGAATTTGTCTGTCCAGGGAAAACTAAATCCCAAGTCCATTGACGACATTCGCAAACGTGACAAGGAATCCAATGTATGGAAAGTTCCAGAAGTCACACCCCTATCTCATAAGGGAAGCTTTGTAAATCAACGCTTCGCCTCCAACTCGCTAAAATCAGCACAACACATTGTTGATGTTGGAGGTCACTATAGTGGTGCCTTTTGTGTACAATCTAAATTCTACTTAATTCCGGGACACTTAGTGCCTACGGAAACAAGTGAGATTGCTATCACATATGCTGGTGGAACTGAAAGGAGTTTGTTAGATCCTAAAAAAGTCTACAAATTACCAAATACAGACTCAGCAATGATATATGTGCATAATGCACACCCCTCCAAAAACATGCTAAAACATTTTGAAAATGATTATGTGAGACATCCAGTTATGGCAACTTTACATGGCATGACAGCAGATTTGGAGCAGTTTTCTGCATCCACCTGGTGGCACCACGCAGATGGTGTTTACAATGGAGTCGAAACATTTCCAGGGGCATTTTATGACCTCAAAAACACGGAAACTTTCGAAGGGATGTGTATGTCACCCATTGTATCTGATTCTATCGAGAAGAAGATCATTGGCTTCCATATTGGAGGCGTGACAGGCACTAGTAAAGGGTGTGGCTTTGCTATCACAGCACCACAACTTGAAGCGGCTATTCATGAGCTTGAGAAAATGAGTCCATCGTTTATTCCTGCGCCACAGGCAAAGGATATTAGTGACTCAATGCTCGGAGTAGATTATGCCCAAAGTGGGGACATACACTATAAGTGCCCCACAAATTATATCACAGGAGATCCAGCATTAATTGCATATGGAACAGTATCTGGAAGGTCAACGACCAGATCCTCCGTCATTGATACACCTATTTCTGCAACAGTAGAACAGGTAACAGGCGTTGCTAATGTATACGGTCCCCCACAATTCATTTCTCCAGTTGAGAGGGATGATGGGAAGATCGATCAACGCGCCTGGCGTCCATGGTTCGAGTCATTAGAGGTATGTTCTAAACCCTCAATTGGCTTTGACCAAACTAGTGTTGATGACGCTATTGAAGACTACTTAGGTGGTCTGAAAGTGGTATTTGATGCAGAAAAGAAATTTTATTCTGCAGAACTAACTCCCCTCACACACCAGGAAACCATTTCTGGAATAGAAGGGAAGCGCTTCATAGACGCGATGGTCACTAAAACATCAATTGGTTACCCCATAGGAGGACCAAAGTCCGATCACATGTATGATCTTGATCCTACGGACGACCATCATTGTCCAAGGGAGTTCACCCCAGAAATTCTTGCCGAAATTGAGCGCGTGTTAGCGATCGTGGATGCAGGTGAACACCCCAATTTGATATTTGGAGCATCCCTCAAAGATGAACCAACCAAAAGGACAAAAGATAAGGTGAGAGTGTTTCAAGCAGCACCCTTGGCGTTGCAATATTTGATCAGAAAGTATTTCTTACCTATCGCACGGTTTTTGTCACTAAACCCATTAATTGCTGAAACAGCAGTCGGGATTAACGCACATGGCCCAGAATGGGACGAATTGTCTCGTTTCATGGCCCAATTTGGTGATGACCGTATTATTGCTGGGGACTATTCCAAGTATGACTTGAGAATGCCCGCGCAGCTGACACTTTCAGCTTTCTCTGTTATGATTGAGATAGCTAGGTGGTCAGGAAATTACACCGTCAGAGATATCAAACGGATGCAAGTTATTGCACATGAAGTTTGTACTCCTTTGGTTGCCTACAATGGCACTCTACTCCGGTTTTTGGGAACAAATCCCTCCGGACAAAACATGACGGTATATATCAATAGCATTGTTAACTCCCTTTTGCATAGGCTAGCATTTTTTGATGCCTATCCCAAGTCTCAAATGGTTGAGATTGGAAGGGAATTGGGCCTAGGAAGGCCAGCCACGGCTAGAGACCTCATGGCTCTCGAAACCTATGGTGACGATGCATATGGATCAGTTAGGCGAGGGTACGATAAATTCAATCACGTACAAATGGCCAATTATTTAGCTGCCCATGATATGAAATTCACAATGCCAGACAAAGAGTCTGATCCAGTTCCATTTTTGAACCGTTATGACGCTGATTTTTTGAAGCGCAAAAACAGGTATTCAGAGGAATTGGGCCAATATGTTGGAATGCTTGAAGAGGCCTCTATTTTTAAGTCTCTGCATAGTATTATCAAATCCAAGTCTGTATCTCCAATGGAGGTATGCACTCAAAACATAGATGGTGCATTGCGCGAGTGGTTTTTCCACGGACGCGAAGTGTTCGAGCACAGGCGGTCACAGATGCAGAAAATTGCTGCAATTCACGACTTGCCCTGCAGGACATTGGATGATGACTATGATTCCCGTGTAGAGGAATGGAAGTTGAAATACAAACCCCATGCGGGTAAAAGATTTGATCAAGATGCTTGGTGCAATAAGATGAACGTGAACACACGAGGTCTACAAGACCTTCTGATGTTAAAACATCAGGTCATGCATACACCAAATGATGCAAATGCATTTAAGAAACTCGAATTGATCAACGAAAGACTACACGAATTGAGTCACTTCTCATTAGAAGCGGATTCATATGGCTACAGTTGCCTTGATGACGATGAAAATTCCGATATTAGCGAGATTACGATCCCGCAGGCAATCACTCAGGAAGATGAGCTTCTACGACGCGTCATCTGTGATTTAGGTAAACCAACAGCTATGGAATATTCCATTATTTTGGACAATATTGGGAAGGGAGACCTTCTATATATGGACAATGAAGTCGCAATTGTAATTGAATGCAAGCGCGTTATTGGAAGAAACAGCTGTTATACCAAACAAGTAGTCGAACAAGCTATCAAGTATGCCAATGCTCTGGCTGTTGTGCGTCCTGACCTTACAGTGTATGGTCTAACCTACACTGAGTATGGATACACAATTGTTGAGGTGATTGGGGAACCTAAATTCCCTGAAAAATACGCTCAACTACTTGATTCTGCACCAATTATGGTGTAGAGGATAGCGGACCGGTATGTCTTTAAACTGCCCGGGGACGTTACCCAACGTCATCGTTACTCTAAGGAGAAACCAAAATGGGAAATCTATCACTGATTACAGACGTAGACATTAGGTTCAACATTTCCTAATGCGCGGACTGCTTTGATATTTCAAGAATGAAGCGAACATGCTTCCCGTTATTTAGCGGGAGTGGTTATTAGCCCCACAAACAAAATGTAAATAGGCAGTTGCAATGATGCATGTAGCTGACCCTTAACAACAAATCGCATTACGAATTTTACAAATTTTATTACAGAGCGAGCGGTCTCTAAAAACCGTTCACTATATACACCCCAGTCTGGTTCACTGGGGGTTATTCAAGAAGAAGGAGTTGCGAATTTTACCGCGCAGATTACTAACTTTGAGGAGCAGGATGCTGGTTGGACCTCATCCATTGGCGCCGGTTGGGATCCTACGATGAACTTGAGTAGCACTTCAGATGCTTCTCTAGGTTCGTTTCTTGGAAGACCCACCCGTATCAAAGAATATCAATGGTCTGTTAGCCAACCTTTCTTCGAGCGCTTTAATCCATGGGAATTGTTCCTTAACGATCCACGCGTTGCTGAAAAAATAGCTAATTTTGAATTGTACAGAAGCCAATTGCACGTGAAGATTATTATTTCTGGAACTGGTTTTCATTACGGTAGGAGTTTGGTCTCCTATAATCCGTATTATGGATTTGATGACTTGACAGTCGAACGCAATTTCTTAGCGGTTGACTTGATTGGTGCATCACAAAAGCCACATTTTTTCCTGAACCCAACAAACAACTCAGGAGGCCAATTGGATTTACCATTCTTTTGGCCAAAGAACTATATATCTCTCAGTGAAACTGATAGGAGTGACATGGGTGAAATGACTATTAAGTCAATGCAACCTTTGCAACACTCTAATGAAGGAGATGATCCCGTAACTATCACTGTATACGCTTGGGCGTCTAACGTTGTGTTAACCATGCCAACGTCACAGACTACCCTTACTGCGGCCAACTATACGCCGCAATCAGGTATGATGAATTCGGGAGACGAATACGGAAAGGGCATTGTGTCCGGTCCCGCTTCGGCAGTAGCACACGCCGCTGGACAATTAAAAAGTGTTCCAGCAATCGCTCCATATGCGCGTGCAACTGAGATGGTAGCAAAAGGTGTTGGGTCCTTAGCTACTCATTGGGGTTATTCTCGGCCCCCAATAGTCACGGATATCGTACAGCAAAAGCCTACACCTACAGGCAATATGTCCAATACGGACGCCGCCGATGCTGTTATGAAATTATCCTTAGACTCAAAACAAGAACTTACAATTGATTCAAGAACCGTCGGTCTGGACGGAGAAGATCAAATGGATATCTCTCGATTTTGTCAGAGGGAATCCTATCTCACACAGTTCACGATGAATACCGTGCAGGGCCCAGATGCCTTGTTATGGAACACACGCGTCACACCCTTATTGTTCGGGGTTAATAACGAAGAGATTCATCCGACACCAATGGCTCATATGTCAACGGTGTTCGAGAAATGGCAAGGTTCTATCAAGTATAGATTCCAAGCTGTTAAATCAAACTTTCACAAGGGAAAGATCCTACTAAGGTGGGATCCGCGAGCTAACGATGCAAATATCCAATATAATACTGTTTACAGTAGGGTAATCGATCTCGCTGAATGTGATGACTTCGAAATATGCGTGGGATGGGGCCAATCAGCTCCATTTTTGACCTGTGGTAACATGAATACCACAGAAACGTTTTATAGTAATACGACAAGATTACTTAATAACACAAATGGACAATATAATGGGGTACTAGAAGTTGCTGTCGTGAACAGTCTCGTATCCCCATCTATTGATTCACCAATTCAATTTAACGTCTTTGTCTCGGCATGTGACGATTTGAAATTTGGAGAGGTATCTATCAATAAGATGAAACAATATGGCCTTTGGCCTACAGCACCGCCAGCTCTACGCTACGAACCCCAATCAGGTATTGTAGATGGAGCGGCAATTGCTGGAACTTCGGAAGGAGCCACGGATGCTCCAACCAATCCTGATCCTATTGCTCCCATTGCGAAGACCTCCGCAGTGATGGATCAGACCATGAATGTCTTCTTCGGTGAGGCTCCCAAGTCAATTAGGGAGCTTAATCGGAGGTACGTCTTACATCGAACGGACGTGCGTGCTTCATCTACAGCTTTTAATACAAAGTTGTTGAAGATCCGAGACAAAGGCCTTGGCTTATGGCCTGGATGGGACCCTGAAGGGGTCGACACGGTAGATGGAAATCCGTGTAATATTACCATTCCAACATTTGCTCAGTGGTTTAGTCCTTGCTATTCAGGATGGCGAGGCAGTACTCGGACAAAGTATTTGTTCGGTGGAAACACCGACACTAGTCCGATTGTCTCTCGAATTGGCTACTCTAGTGAGCCGCGATATGTAGAATCTACTTCTGCACTAGCGGATCCATTGAGTGCTACTAAGAGATTAACGTATGCAAATGGCCATTTTACGGCTGGCGGATCAGCCACCACAAACATCGGAATTAACGACACAATTGAAGTTGAAGTACCATATTACAATGGTATACGCTTTTCACCCGCAAGGATGCCTAGTGCATCATTTGCTAATGGGTGTCATTCAGCTCAAGTTGATACCGTTTTGTATAATCCAAATTTGGCAACTCCTGAATTGCCAGCTACTCAAGCAATCATTAGATCATGGAAGTCTGTGGGAGAAGATTTTACTTTCTTCTTTTTCACAGGTTGTCCAATCATTTACCGCAATGAGATCGTGATTCCACCGTAGTAAATAACCCAGCTCATGGGTTAGAAAACATAAATGAGCACACAAAGGGGCGCCTTTTATTTATACGTAAACAAACCCTGCTCTTGGGTTTTAAAATATTTTAGAGCATTTAGTCCACCCTGTGCCGGGTGGAGCGGCTTGTATTTATACAAGTCGTTGCAAGGAGCATCAGCTCTGCAGTTTTGATATTAAATCGATAGTTTTTTACTGCAGGGGTTGGCCCCTTGCAGGAATTTTTATGTCGGTTACAATTTTCATCAATTGCACTTGCACATTGTACATATGTCACACGGGTTAAACTATCCCCTTGTGTAAATACCATATGTACCATTTGTTGGTCATTTACGCG